ATTCCATCAAAGCCGTAAATCTCAAACTGCTTGCCGTCCCAGTGCACCCTATCCGTGTGCAGGATCATCTCACTGCTACCAGCACTGGCTTGGTCTGGGTGATCCACGATAAACACAGTGCGGGCCTGTGGAAATACCTGGAAGGCTGCCACATTCTCAGACGTGGCACCGCTGCCCCTAGGCAACATCTCAGCCCATAGATTCTTGAACTCGGCCCAGGTGTTGGCGCTGGTGGAACCGTAGGCGTCCAGCGTGGCAGCCTGGCGCACGATCGTAATGTATCTATCTCTCCGGCCTGCCTGCTTCATGGCTGTAAGATGTTTCGGTACTGGCTCAGCAAAGCCTCAATGCCCATCTTGATCTGTGTGCTGACCGTGCCGGTAATCACCTGTTGCCTGTTCTCATAGAAGTGTGCAGCCAGTAGCCGCACAGCATGCACCATGGGCTCGGGCACTGTGGCATGGCCATAGGTAAAGGCAATGTGCACAGGGTAGTGGCTGTAATCGTAGACGCTAGGAGAATCTACAAACGCAATCACTGCAGGCTGCGCTGCAAAGTCTGTGTAGTAGTTGCCCGTTGCCATGGTGGTGAGATCCTCGGCTGCTTGGCTGCTGGTCGTCTGGTATTTCACTGAGCTAATGGCTGTAACCGGGCCCACAGCAAAGCTGCAGCGGTGGAAGCCCCGCAGGTAGCCCGTGGCTGTAGTGGTGTGCAGCTTGCTGTTGGTGTAGCCCTCTACCCACATACATGCAGCATCACGCAGGCTGCCGATCAAAGCATCTTCTACGCTGTGAGTTACCCGAAGGTGTTGCTTTAAGTCTGCGGTGCTGAGCACGCTGCTGTAGTCTGGGGCGCTGCTGGTTATCTCTATTCTCATCTTTCTCTAAATGAAGAAAGGCCGAGGCGTTAGCCCCAGCCTTTCTCAACAAACTGCTGGCCCCTTTGTAAGGCCTGAAGTATTATGCGTCGTTGCCAGTGTAGCAAGCAACGGCTGCGGCTTGGCGGATACCAAAGTCGAAGAAACGATTCACATGCAGTGTTACCTGGCCATTCGTGGCGTTGGCTCCGTACACATCAGCAAGCAAATCCAAGCCACCGAAATAAGCGAGGATGCCAGCTTGTCCGAAGTTTCCGTAGGCGAAGGGCTTAGCTGAAGCCTTAGCCAGGTACGGGGTGACTGTGTAGTCGTACTGCGGAAGCAATGAGCTCACAGCGTCAACGCCTGCCAATCCGCGAAGGACTTTGTGTGCGTCTGTGCCGGATACCAAACGGGCTCCATTGATGTCTGCTCCAGCTGCCACAATAGCGGCCTCCAAAGCGTAGATGTCATCTGCGGTGATGGTGCCTGAAGTGATAGCTCCAGTAGTGCAACCTGCAAGGACTGCATCGAAGCAGTAATCATCAATGAAGGCAGCCATAGCTGAACCCAAATCGCCTGCGATCACGCGCTCTACGTCTGCACCTCCCTGCTCAATGAGCAAACGGCTGTAGACTGTCTTGGCAGCTGCACGCTTTGGGGTCAGCGTCAAGCTGTCCATGTCCATGCCAGAGTCGCCTGCTGCGCCTACCTCGGCGTCAAAGGTGGTGTCTGGGTCTGTGCTGGCTGCAGTCAAAGCCACAGACGCTGGGGTGCTGATCCGTGGAAACTGGATGTTGCCAGTAGCTCCGGTGATCACTGTAGTTCCTACCTGCTCAATCACTGCCGGTGCACGCAAAGCCTGAATAGCTCCGGGCACGTTGGTTGGCACAAAGCCATCGCCTGCGCCCTGGCCCTGTGCAAGGAAGTTGTCGGCTCCAGCGGCTGCCCGCTCAAGGGCGATGCTGGGAATACCGATGTTTGAGCTCACAGACAAGCCCATAGCTGCCTGCTCTGCTTTGCGCTCTTGCATCCACTCTGCTTCTGCTCCGCTGTGAGCGCGTTGGCTCATGGCGTTGTTGATGGCACGCGTCAAGCTGAAGCGAGCGTTTACGCTGTTCACTTCAGACTGCTGGCTAGTGCTGGGGGCTGTGGCGTAGGCCATAGCTTTTGCCTGCATCTCGCCCTGGCGCTTCAGCTCAATCTGCTTGTCGAGCTTCTCAATTTCTTTGTGCAGCGAACGTGCCAAAGTCATCTCATCCTGTGAGGGCTCTGTGCCTGCTGCGTCAATCTTGCCGAGCAGCTCAGTGTGGCGCTCATGCTTCTGCTCGCGCAAGGCTTGCAGGTCGTTCATTGTGTAGTTCTGCATCTTTCTCTCGTTGCTCTGCAAGATAGGGCTTTCTTCCGTAACTGCCACAGCTTCAGGCGTTTCCTTCTTCTCGCTGGGTTTCTTTCGTGCTTCTGCTGAGGTCTGAGGGTAGGCGCCAAAAGTCGTTACGCTCACATCAAACAATTTGCCTACGCTTCTGATCGTCCGCAAGTCGTCGGCCCAGTCTTCATCTGCAATCGTAAAAGCAAAGCTGCTTTCGTTCAGATCGCCACGCTTGACCATAGCGTACAGATCGCGCCCGCTCTGGGTATCTAGCAGCTCGGCCCTGTAGTGCAGGCCGTGATCGTCCTCTGTGAGCTTTAGGCTGCCGTTACCGCTGCGGGCAAAGGGCACGCCGTCATGGTTCAGCAGGAAGCGCACGTCTTGATCTAGGCTATCCTTGAAAGCCCCAGGTGCTACTTGCTCTCTGAAGTCTCCAATGCTGGTTTCGCTGTTAAAGACTGCGGCGTAACCCTCAAGCACCATGGGCTTGTCTGAAGCCCGCAGCTCAGCTGTGCGCTTTTCTATTTGCTTATCTGAATCCATTGTCTATCTTTGTTTCACACAGGGGCGCAATTGGTTTGTTTCAATTGGTCAAAGGGGGGCGGCTTCGGTCGCTCCTTCTTTTTGTGCCAACTTTTCGCTGTAGGCTTGCAAGTGATCCAGCGAAAGCTGGTTTACCTGGCAGGTGAAAATCTCACCTTTGGCCCCAATGCCGTTGAGATCCTCGCGGCTTCTCACTTCGTTAATGTTCATCCAGCCATGCTGCAGGGCTTGCTGATAGTATGCGCTGCGGCTGGCGCTATCGGCGCGGCTCAGGCTGTCCATATCAAAGCGACAGTAGAGGCGCACGCGCTCACTACCCAGAAGTAGCTTGCGGTTAACCTCCTGCTCAATCCTGCGGGCCCAGGGCAGCAGGCAATGCTGCTTGAACTGCAAGTTCTGTGCTTCAATGTTGCTGTAGGTGGCTTGCCCAGCAATGCCTATAAGCGTGCCGGGTACGCTGAAGATGCGGGCGATCTCCTCGGCCCCTAGCTTTCGCGTCTCAATGTATTGTGCCTCATCTGGTGAGATGCTGACCCGCTGATACTTAAAGCCAAAAGGCAGCAGCTTAGTGCCAGCATGCACCTGGCTATTGTTCCAGCTGCTCTGCACTGTGCGCACCTGATCCTCACGCAGGCTTTGCTCACTGGTAAGAACGCCCGTCATCTGCCCCCCGTTGCTGAAGTAGTCGTTACCAAAGTTCAGGGCTGCCTGGCTTAGGCCAATGCTGCTGGCATGCATGCGAATGGGTGAACTGCGGAACAGATTGCAGACGGTGAAGATTTCGCGCTCGGCCAACATCTCCCCACCCTGGATCCGGTAGAAGGTGCCGGCTGCTGTCTGCTTGCGCTCCACCTGGCTGTGCTCTAATGGCAGCAGATACTCTGGGCGGCCATCGCCACCAAAGTAAATGCGGGCATAACCTACGCCATACATGCAGGCCTGGGAGATAATGCCTTCCCAGAATTCCATGCTGGTAAGATCGGGCGCGGGTTCAGTCTGCAGAAGCTGGTGGACCTTGTGGCCCGCTGCAATCTCCTTGCCTGCGCTGTCCTTTTTGTAAATGTTCAGCTCCATGCTGGCCAGGCTGCTGCTGATCTTCTGCACACAGGCATAGACTGCAGCCACGCCCATTGCGCTCTGTGGTGTAACAGGTACCGCCGTGCGTGCACTTGGCAAGATCCCGGCATTCATTGCCACATCCTCGGGGCTGTAGTAGCCCACTCTCATTCTTAGGTTCTTTACCCATTTCTGCAGCCTGTTCGCCATAGGCTAAAGATAAGGAAATCAAGCTTATAAGCTCCAAACTTCAAGCAATGGCTCTGGCTCGCTATTGTTGTAGTAGCAGCCCAGGGCCATAATGCTGGCCACCCATCCATCTACCTTCTGCCCTTCTTGGTTTTTCTTCTTGCTCACCTTGATGTTGTCGGCGTCGTCCCGCTGCAGTTGCACACAGCCTACCTGCCAACGCAGCACAGGGTGGCCAGCGTGCAGCACATGGCCTTTACATATCAGGCTCTCCATCTGTTTGGTTGGGTAGCTCATAGATGCATAGCCCTGGCCAAATTGCTGGCAGTCTATGCCGTAGGTGATCAGGTCGGGAACAAGCATCTCGCTGTAGTATCTGTCGAAGGCTAGGGCTGTAATCTTGTATTGATCATGAATGCGCTCTATATACCCTTCCACAGCCCGTAAGTCTGTTACGTTGCCCTCTGTGATCTGCATTAAGCCCATCCGCTGCCAGGTGATGTGATCCACGCCCATGCGCTTCTGCCTGCCAGTAGCTGCCACCTCATTGATAAAGTGCATGCAGCGTAAATACATTACGTCTCTCTTCTCATCTACCCACAGCATGGCCACTGCAGTAAGGTCTTTAACGCTGGCTAGGTCCAGGCCAACATATAGAGGTAGCCCGCGCAAATCCTCGTCTGTGAAATCTGTGCTGCCCCGCATGAATTCCTCATCTGTTACCCACCTAATTTCTGCATGCGTCCAGATATTCAGGTGCAGACGCAGAAAGGTGTTGATTAGGCGCGGGTTAGCCTGGCACTTTAGCACCTCCTGCCTAAAGTAGTCAGCCTTGCAGATTGTGCCGAAGCCGGGGTTGGCTTTGCGCCATGTGCTTTCTAGCCTCCAGTCGTCGGATCTGTCGGCTGCATAGACTACAGGCAGGAAGCTGTGATCTTCTACCTCTCCATTCTGAACTTTAATAGCATAGTCGTGCAGCTCTCTGCAGATGCTGTTCATGTCATGGCCTGCGGTGGTGATGGCGATCACCAAAGGCTGCCGCCTGCTGGCTACTGAGGTGCTCAGAACGTCCCAAAGAAATCTATTTTTAGCCGCATGAATTTCGTCATAGACTACAGCTGAACAGTTAAAGCCGTGCTTTGTCCCAGCCTCTGCGCTGATAGCCTTATAGACGTTCTCCCGGTACTGAATACCATGCTGCAGCACCTTACAGCGACGGCTTAGGGTTGCATTGTTGCG